ATTCCGTAAGCTGGTCAAGTAGTTTTCTTTGGCCGCCTGTTAAGGTTGGCACTTGTTTTGTCGAGGAACCGCCTTTTTTTCCCATTATTCAATCTCCATATTGACTAACGCCGTGCGTTTGAATCCAAGCCGCTCAAATGCTTTGGGCCGTGTCGTCGAAAAGGTTATTTTTTTCTGTAGTTTTGAGCCGTCCAGCAAGCTCTTGAGAAAATCCACTGTCTTTAAAAGTGCAGTACCGTTTCTGTCTTGATATTCCTTGTCCAGAGACAAGGTATTAACGTGAATAACTTCGTCGAATACGTCAATTTCAGCCCACAAAAAGCCTTTGATTTTGTTTTGGGTATCCGCCAGGACATAAAGCAGTGTGAGCGGGTCTTTGGCTATTTGTGTTCCAAACTGCAAAACACGGTTAACCTTCGTATCTCCACCCTTGACTTGTTCCATCATATAACGAGGAATCAAATTAAAGTCCTGTATGCGGATAAATCTAAGCTCATCAAACCTATTCATCTTTCACGAATCCCCATTTCCTCAACTTGTTAATCCGCTTTTCGTGTTGCTTCATTCCGTCAGTTCGATGTTGAAGGTATGAACAGACCTTCAGCTGCTCGATTGCCCTGTACACGTTGCCCCATGCCCCGCCCAAGCTGTTGCCCCGTGCAGCTACAACGCCCAAAATTCCGTCGGCTCCGGCACATGCCAGGCGGCCATTCTTAAGGTAAACGTCCTCGGCCCAAAACTGCGGCAGATTCTCCAGTCGGTTAAGGATGGACACATCTCTGGCGTATTCCTTCAGCAGCGTACTATCGGCATAGGGGAAAGGCGGAATGCTGATTCGCTCACTTGAAGCAAAGCCGCTGTGAAAATCAACATCAAAATCCTTGGCAAAGAAGTCCGTCAAGCGTCCTTTAAGCAAAGTCAGTAAACAGTAAATAGCGTCGTACCCGAATCTGCAATTACCGCAAAACAACGGCCTGCCGTTTCGTCTCACATAAATTATATGATTCGGCACATCCAGACAGTAAACCTTGCCCTTATACGGCACTCTTTGAGGCAGGAATGTTCCGGCACTTCTGATCCCTGCATCCTGCTTTCTAACGGAAAGCGAATACATATCGTGGTTTCGCGTGTAAACTTTATCCGTGAACTGTACCGGCGTTCCTTTCTGGTGTACCGTCTTGATATTGGACACCATGCCAAGTTTCATAATAATTTCCTGAACATCATCCGCAAGCCGCTTTGAAGATGTTCGAAAAGAAACCTGTCCCGTCCTTTTGTGTTTGCCGCCATCGCCAGCCACAAGCCCTTCAAATAACGCTTGCAGATATTCAGGGGCCAATTCCTTGAACTGATCGGGGATAAATTTTTCATGGCACAGCCCAAGTCCAAGATTCTTTATGTAGGTTCCAAGCTGAACACTGCATATTGAATATTTGTGCCCGCTATAATAGTACTTGAATGGCAGGGCGTTCATTATCGCATCTGTCCTGTGACGGTTCTTATCGGCCTGAGCAATATCTACTCTATAACATCCTTTTCCAAGACAGCCCTCGGCCAGATACAGCCCCAAAAACCGCAGCCATGCCTTCATATCTATTTCAATGGCCGGATGCTCAATCGGATACGTAATACTGTGCCTGTTATTTACATGCTGTTCAATGTGAGCGGGCAAACTAAACCTTGGCTCGTTTTTGCCCTGCCATTTGGCAATTCGCTTTAGTACGCCGCCATGCTTTGGCAAGTCTTGGGCCTTGATGATCTCAAATTCCGTCTTGCCGTTCTGCCGGAAATACATATCATGATCCGGCGTAACGAGCACGTCCAAATTATGATGTTTTCCGCCCTCATTTTTTATCTGGATCATATCGCCGCTATAATCTTTTTCGATATATCCAGTTGCCTTATGGTATTCAACGTGATCCGTTTGGGGGTTCAGCGTGCAAATCAGGTCGTTTTCAAGGTCAACATCCCGAAACAGCTTCCAGCCGCTTTTTGTCAGCACTTCGGTTTGGTCATCGTAGCAACTCCATTCTAAAAAGTATGGTTTTTGGTCCTTTTCGCCGATTATGCAATTCGCATCACATGGGCCAATATAGCCATCCTTACGGAGATATTCAGCCATTTTGACAAGCTGTGGTCCGCAAATACCATCTAAATCCTGATCTATCCAGACAGTATTGCTTTGACTGCCGATTGCAGGACCAAGATTGCCGTCCATCAGCCGCTTATTTTCCAGCGTATGATTGAGGTGGACCGGGCCTTTCGGCCCAAGCCACACCTCAGAGGAAAGTTCGACTCCGTCGATCTTCTTTTGCAAAATGAAGTCGATCTTTTCACCTAAACGCTGGCGGTATTCAGATTCCAGTTTTGTTACCAGTTCGCCGGGGAATTTTTCCACATAGGTCAGGTCCAAATCCTGATTATCTTCCGGCTTAAAAACCCACAGGTCGTTACTGGATTTTAAGAATCTAATCCCCTCAGAAAGCGTTTTGAAGCGATTCGTTTCAGGAATCGAAAAGCCCATCCTTTCGGCCAGTTCAACGCCTTTAGCCCGGCCAAGTTCAATATCTTCACACACGGTTGAACAGCCGATCACCTTAACCGACTTTCGGAGTTTATCGGCTACAGGCCCGAAAACGGATTTACTGCTTGTCTTGAGTCCAAAGGTCTTGAGCAACGCAACATCCTGTTTAGTCTTTTCATTCGGCCTTGTAATATCAAAAATGACCAAATCAGCTTTCTTAACAGCCGCTTTAAGCTGGACTAAATTTAGCTTTGGCACTAAACCATCGTAATTATTGCGATAGGCCGGACAATGCAGATAAACCGAGGCATCCGTACCTTCCCGCCGCAAGCGGTAGGCTATCGGGAGCGATTCGCCGGAATTGCTACAAAATACTAATTTCATACTAATTTATTCAATTTTAGTAATTACACCGTTTTCAACAGTTATTGTTTTGCCGTCCGTTGTCATGAACGTTCCGGAAACGCCATCTCCCCTGTTGAGTCTGTCAACACCCCAGTTAACCCGCTTTGTAATGTTACTGTATATGTTTTCAATCCACATAACCTGTTTCTTCAGATATGCGAATAAGCTTGATACGTTGTCTTTAAGGCCAGCGTCTTCTTTGGGAGTAATGAATTTTTCGGTTTGCTTGAGAGGCTCCATCAGAACACCCTCCCGGCCCGGTCGAAATACGGAATTATGGCATGAATTCGAGGCCTATTATTAGCTGCATTATTGGAAATCTTAATTCTGTGGAACATTCCAACCGCCCCACAGAATACCCTCTTCCAAGTCTTTCCTGAATCCAAACTGCTATCCGGTTCACAGGTTACGGTAACAACATTGTAAGGTGCTGTATCGGTATCAAGGTAAAGCGAAACGTCGAACGATACTGCCGCGTCTGTGTCCACCAGAAAATCAATCCAACCCAGCCGGGCCTTATGGCCCTCTTCGACATACGGATTCCAACGTCCGCTGACGGCCTCAAATTCTATCGGTTCTCCGTTGTCTGTACCGCCATGATTAAGCTGGTAAATAACACCATCCCGACCGCCCAACAGAGTCGTCGGATAGCCCGCCTGAAGCTCCTTATCATCAAAGGAATAATCAATGTCGTCCAGTGCAATAGATTCGTCAATATCATCCAGAACAATGTCGCTATCCAACGACGAATATCCCATCGTATGGACCGGAAGTTTATAAACAGACCAATTGTCATCTTCATAATTATTAACAAGTACCTGACTTGGCTTCTCTTCGCCTGCCGGAACGAAGGAAGTCCATGTCTGGCTTTCCTCTTCCAATACCAATCCATAGCAGTAGTCAATGGCGGATTGGTTCCAGTTGAGCATTTCATCCGGGATCTTATCATCTATTCCATAAGCATCCCTGCCATCCGTTCCAATCAATCGCGTGGGGCCAACGCCAACCAGTTCGTCACTGAACGACACCAGCGAAAACGGGGCGTAGCAGCCCTCAGTTGAAACAATTTTTTCCCACCGGAAAGGCAGGTCCGCATCGTAGGTATAAGCCAGCTTCCATATCGACCGTTCAAAAAAAACTATCAAATCCTCCCCGATGAAGTCAGCAGCCATAATCCAGTCTTCCGTCGGAGCGTCCACATAATCGGCCTCTTTCCAGATACCGGGATTATTGATCTGACACCATCTTGCCCGCCGATAGCATGGTTCGCCCCGTTCTGTCGTTCGCAATAGAACTAATCGTCCCTTATAAGAGAAAATAAGCAGGCAGGTATTGACATCGTTATCCGGCCCGCCTTCTACATCTAAATCAATGTAAAGACGGCTCAAGCCCGAACCGGTGTACTTTTGAATCTGGTCTTTCCCATTAGTTATATAAC